TACGAGAACCCGCCGGCGGCCTTGCATTGCGAGATGCGGCCAGCGCTCACGCCTAGCACCCTTGCGATAGCTCGCCCTGTCCCGAAGTGGGCGAGCGCTTCTTGGTAAGTCATGAATACCTCCACTTATTTTCGCCGAGTTTAGAAAAGTAAACAGAAAAGCGCAAGGTAACTAAACTACGAAGGGTTTAGCCTGCTAAACATGGATTTTTCAGAACGATTGAGAGCGCGCATGCGCACCCTTGGGATAGGCCCTGCAGAGCTTTCCGCCCTGATTGGGGTGTCCAAAGGCGCCGTCACCCACTGGACCAACGGCACAAATCAGGCCGGCGGCAAGAGGCTGCTTGCGCTTGCCGCAGTGCTGGAATGCAGTCCGTCATGGCTGATAGCGGGCGAAGGCCCAATGCTTGGCGCTGCCAGCGAATCCAACGTCGAAGGCGAAGCCGCCGCAGTAAAGGATGGAATCGTGCCTGTAGTAGGGATGGCGCAGCTGGGAACGAATGGCTACTTCGAGGCGCTGGATTTCCCCGTCGGCCACGGCGACGGCTACATCCAGATTTACAGCGGCGACCCCAACGCCTACGCGCTGAAGGTGGTAGGCGACAGCATGCAGCCCCGCATCCGCAGTGGTGAGTTCGTCCTGATTGAGCCCAATCGCGGCTTCGTCTCGGGCGATGAGGTGCTGGTCAAGACCGTCGATGGCCGCTCCATGATCAAGGTCTTTATGTACCGCCGTGACGGCGAATATCGCCTGCTCAGCGTCAACGACGCACACCCGCCGACCACGCTGCAAGAAGCCGAGATCGAAATAATCCACCCCGTCGGAGCCATCCTGAAGGGCTCGCGGTATGTCGAGCTGTAAACCGCAATGGAATGGCGGAGAACCAGGCAAAGATGAAGAGAAACTTTCCGGCTGATTTATTTGATGCCAGCGCCAGCATGTGCATGCTCCGGTTTATTTCTGATGAAGTGGACTACGAGGCCCTGGCAGCTCAAATTGTCGGAAAATACCGAGGCGATATCTCTGACATCACTGCAGTGACCGATATCCAAGGCGCTGTCGACAAGGCTTTCGACTGGCTTGAGGAGCAAGAGTGTGATTTCGATCTTCTGCCATTCCTTAAGGCGTTTCATCAGCACTGCCTCAATGCCAGGCCCGATGGAAAGCCGGCGAGAAAATGGCTCAACGGGCTGTGGTTCTCTCGCGATCTTCCAGATCCTGGCCGGCAGCTACGATTCCTGCAGCGACTCCAGGGCTTCTACATGGCCCATCAGCTCCAGAACAAGACAACATACGTTCTAAAGGGGCCTAGGATGGATCTGCAGAAGGGCTGACAACTGATCGCTTGCATCACTTGAATGCGAGCCTATGAATCAAGGAATGAACTCAATGAAAAAAGCCATCACCCTTATCGCCTTGGCAGCCCTGGCCGGCTGCGCCACTACCCCATCAGATTTTTCCGAGGCGTACCGCAAGGCTGCCGAGAATATCGCCGCTTACCCATCCGGCGCAGAATCGGTACCAGCGCACCAGGTAATAGGGCCTGTGACCAGCAACTCATGCGACAGCTCAACACTCGCTCGCTACGCCGGCGACACCAGCGAAGCCATCTACCTACTCAAGCTCGAAACGGCCAAGCTCGGCGGCAATGTGGTGGTGGGCTACACCTGCCGCACAAAGGGCGTGGATTGGGTGAGCAATTGCTGGGCATCGAAGCGATGCGAAGGGGCTGCGGCGAAGCTGCAGTAATTAGAAGAAAGGGAGGCTCCAGCAGGCCGTCGTGCCGCGCGAACAGCACGAAAGCCCGCCGGAATCCCTCCCCGGAGCGCAGGCGCACGCGCTCCGAAGGTGGCCAATAAAGCCCGCTGGCCCGTGTTCGCGAGCAAGCCGCCCGCACCATCAGCACGACTGACGGATCCCGCACCTCGCGCAGCGCACTTCCCGGCACTGCTGATCTCGTCTCGCCTCACTCTCTCTCGCATATCTATTTCCTCTGCTTTCAGCTGATCGGGAAGTCCTAGTCACGCCCCGCTAGTTTACTTATCTAAATTAAAGCTTGACTGAGTGAGTTTAGTTTCCTAAATTTGCATCCATGCCAGTCACCTGGCAGGGCCTACCAGCCCACCGCTCTTTTAAAAACCGATTGCACCACTCAGTCCCGACAGGTCCGGCGAAAGCCGACAGCCTGAGCGATGGTGGATAAACCGACTGATACGCCAGTGAATCTGGCCCACGCATGGCTCTGGTCACCATGCCGGCTCGGCCTGTTGATGTATCTGGAATCAGCAGCAACCGAGACGCGCAGCGAGCACTCCCTGCCGGAGCCAAGATGAGGCGCAACACCAGCACAGTGTGAAACAGCGAACTTGAGCCCAGCCGGAGGTGGCCTGTAACCCCGCGCCTACAGCCAGAACGATTGAGTCGCGCAAGAAGCCAGCAGCTGAGCGCGATTGAAGGGATACCGGCCCCATGTTGTGGGCCGGCCATTCCCAGCCTCATTCACCAAGCGCCCATCGAGACAGCCGCTTCCTCCCAATTCATAGCATTGGTCCTGCAATGAAGGAGGCGGCTGCCTGATTGGCGCCAACAGCAAAGGGAACAGCATGAACAATATAAGCGCACTGAAAAGCGCCCAGGCCTTCTCCGCTGGGCAATTCGCGTGGGACAACGCCACGCCGCCAGACCCCAGCAACGACGATCTGCTTTATGAATCGATCCTCGACAAGATCGACCAACGCGACGTTGACACCATCGCGGCCTATGCGGAATTCATTGCCTCCGACATCGACAGTGACCAGCTGCGCGACCTGCTGTTCGGCGTGCTTATGCACAGCGACCAACGCTGGATAACACGGCTATCGAGGATCTGCTGCGACCCACTGAGCGAACCACTCAACGCTATGCGCCTTGAGGCCGACCGCCGAATGGCCGAGTTCATCGAAGCACAAATCCGCCAGCAGCACGCAGTGGCAGGTGAATCGCCATGAGCATGCTGAAAGAGATAGCCGGACTGGCTGGCATCGCCATGCTCGTCGCCCCCTTCCTCGCCTATCTGGTCCATGTTGGCCTGCTGGGGGGCATATGACTCGCTACCAGCGCGCTCGCCGCTACGCCTTCTGGCGCGGCTTCGCCATTGCCCTCCTGTTCTTCACGGGATGGATAGCCGTGTACGGCCTGGTTGATCGCATCTGCCAGTAACACCCCCTCTCTTTTTTCACCCAATGCGCGCCGCCGCAGGGCGTGGCGCGCCTGGAGAACAGCATGAACGCAGCAAGTGAGCTGATCCCGCTAGAAGAAATCAGCGCCGACAAGGCCCCGGCCATCTACGGCACCAACATCCTTGACCGTTACGTCAAGGCAGCCCGTGCCGAGGTAATAGGAGAAGTGCCGGACCTGACCACCCGCAAGGGCCGCGAGCGTGTCGCCTCCCTGGCGGCCCAGGTCAGCCGCTCCAAGACGGCAGTCGAGAAGCCAGGGCGCGAGTACCTGAAGCGCATCAAGGAGCTGCCCAGGGCGATCGAGGCCGAGCTGCGTGAGTTCAGCCAGGCTATGGACGCCCTGCGCGACGAGGTGCGCAAACCGCTCACCGACTGGGAGGCCGAGCAGGAGCGCATTCAGCGTGAGCTGGAAGAGCGCGAGGCGAGCATCGAGGCCGCCATCAAGCGCCTGCACCTGGCCTGCGTCACCAAGGTGGAGGACGACAGCGCCACCCTGGCGCAGTACCTGGTCGCCCTGGAAACCGAATACCGGCAGACAGACTACGGCCTGCGAGCTGAAGAGGCCGGCGTCGTCTACCAGGCTAGCGCCGACTCGCTGAACGCCGCCCTGGCGCGCCGCAAGCAGTACGAGGCGGAGCAGGCAGAGCTGGCCGAACTGCGCCGCAAGCAGGCTGAGGCCGAGCAGCGCGAGCGCGAACGCGAAATTGCCGAGCAGGCAGCCCAGCAGGCCCGCCAGGATGCCGAGCAGCGCGCGGAGAACGAGCGCATTGCAGCCGCCAACAAGCTGCGTGAGGCCGAAGAGGCAACCCAGCGCGCTGAAGACGAGCGCCTGCGCCAGCAGGAAGAAAGCGCCCGCCAGCTGCGCGAAGCAGAAGAGCGCGCCGCCAGGGCGCAGCGTGAAGCCGACGAGCAGCAGTCCCGCCTGGACGAGGACGTGCGCCGCCAAGTGGAAGCCCAGCAGCAGCGCGAGCGCGACGAGGCAGCCCAGCGCCAGGCCAACACCGAACACCGGGTCCGCATCCTGACCGCCGCCAAGGTGGCAATCATGGAGACCGGCATCACCGAGGACCAGGCACGCGCCGTGGTTCGCCTGATCGCTGCCGGCAAGGTGCCGAGCGTCAGCATCACCTACTGAGGTATCCACCATGAGTAGCGACAAGCTCGCCATTGTGGAGCGCGACGTTTACGGGTGCCGGGAGGCCTTCGCATCCGTTCTGTCCGATCCCGCCATCAACTTTGAGCGCGAGGCTGTATTTGCGCTCCAGGTACTCAGCCGCAACGACTACACCATCAAGGTGGCGACCAATAATCGCCAATCAGTGGTCGATTCCATCACCAACGTCGCGTCAATCGGTATCAGCCTGAACCCTGCACGGAAACAGGCCTACCTGGTGCCGCGCGAGGGGAAAATCTGCCTCGACATTAGCTACATGGGACTGATGGATCTGGCGATGGCCACCGGCTCCATTCGCTGGGCCAAGGCCGAATTGGTCTACGAGACAGACCAGTTTGCCCTGAACGGCTTTGACCGCCCACCAACTCACACCTTCGCCCCGTTCTCCAAGGAACGCGGCGATATCGTCGGGGTGTATGTGGTGGTCAAGACAGCAGACGGCGATTACCTCACCGAGGCCATGAGCATCGATGAAGTGTTCGCCATCCGTGACCGGTCGAGCGCCTGGAAGGCCTACATCAAAGACCCGGCGAAGACCTGCCCCTGGGTAACGGATGAAGGCGAAATGGTCAAAAAGACTTGCGTGAAGCGGGCCTACAAATATTGGCCGAAGACTGACCGCCTTGAGCGCGCCATCCACTACCTCAACACCGACGGCGGCCAGGGTATCGACCTGAGCGGCCAGCCGCCGGCGGTTGATCCAGCCCTGGCCGACGCCTGGATCACGAAGGCCAAGAGTGCCGTGACCGAGGAAGAGCTGACGGCGATCTGGACGCAGGGCGTAGCGGCGCTGCGCGCGGCAAAAGACATGCCCGGCTATGAACGCCTGAAGGCTGCGGTCACCGCCCAGGGCGAAATTCTCAAACGCGAACCACTAGAAGGACAATGCGCATGAACATCATCCAGTGCGAACAAGGTAGCGCGGAATGGCACGCCGCCCGCGCCGGCTGCATCACCGCTTCCATGTTTGAGGTAGCCCGCAGCCAGGTGGGCGGCCTGAATGCCCAGCAGCAAACCTACGTTGATGCCATCCGTGCCGGGCACAGCGAGAAGCGGGCAATGGAGCTGGCTGCCTACAAGGCGGCTCCCAAGTCTGAAACAGTCGCCCGCGCCCTGGACGGCGAGAAGGTCGGAGAGCCATCGGAAGCCGCCAAGAACTACGCCTTTGGCCTTGCCGTTGAGCGCATCAGCGGCGAGCCGCTGGATGGCGGGTTTGAAACCTGGCAGATGAAGCGCGGGCATGAGCTGGAGCCTGAAGCCCGG